CGCTGCCGCCAAGTGAAGCGTCGTCCTCTACTGATTCGTCAACCAAACTGTATAATTTGTTTTCATCACTTTTTGGATCATTGTTGTCTGTGTCCGCTGCAATTTGTTGCCTGTTGCGTATATCCCCAAAAAATTGGTTAAATTTCTCGTTGGTTTTCTTTGCGTATGTTTCATACGACACATTCCGTCCTGGATTGTTTTGTTTGAATGTGTTATACCTTTCCCGCTTTGTGTTTTCGTTCAGATATCCCCCCATGCTCCTATACCTCCCAATAGTTTTTTAACGGATCATATTTTTCCTCGTCCTCGTCAAGTTCCCGCGCGCCCGGCGTGTATATCGGAGCGGCGAAAGTCAAGGCGAGGGAGTCGGCCAAGTCGGGAGACTTGCCTATTTTCTCCTTGATTTTGTCTTTCGGCTCCAGCAGGATTTTTCCGGCCGGAGTGAATTTATATTCGACAACAGACAATTCGCTTTTGAGAGTCGGTTCATTTGGGATTGCCCCGCCGCCCGTCAACCATTCGCGTAACTTGAAATACATTTCCGCGCGCCTGTTGGCGTAGCGTTCGGAATCCATTGCTGCCCCTGCGAAGTTTATTTCCGTCACGTTGTAGCGAAGCTGCCGCAATCGGTCTATCACTCCTGCCCCCATTGCGCCAACGTCAACAAAGACGGCCTGCGGCTTATGCTCTGCCATTGATATAATCACTCTGTCGGCGGCCTGCATGGTATCAAGTCCACGAAAGACTTTTTGAGGCAAGCAGTGTAGGCCCTGTCGAATTGTTATAACGGTGGAATCGTCCCCGAAGCGGGCAACGTCCACGCCCATCACGACAGACTGCCCGCGAACGTCGGCGGCAGTCAGTTCCCGCGCGGCGGCCTCCGTTACCAGGTCGATAGGAATCACGACGTCGGAAGCGGAAGCGGAGAAATCGCAATACAATTCCTGCCTTATCGCCTGATCCGTCATATCCTTTCTCATATCGGCAATCTCCTCCGGCGGAAGGACGCCGGATTCATCGACACGATACAAGCAGGAAAACCACGCCGGATCACGCTGTGCGCGCTGAAACATTTCGTAAAAAGCGTTTTGGCCTTTCGGAGTGCCGATAAAAACGGCCCAGCCGGAACGATCAGCCAATGCGGGACGAATAACCTCATTCCACAACTCCGGCTTGATTTGCGCGTATTCGTCTAATATGGCCCCGTCCCAGTAGGTCCCGCGCAAGGCGTCGGGATGATCCGCGCCTATAATGTAGAGACGGGCGCCTGGCCAACCTGGTTTTTGCGGCGGAAGCTCTACGAACAAATCAGACTCATTTTTCTTTACGCCGGGGATGACGCTTGTATAATGCAAGAGGTATTGCCAGGCAATCATTTTCGCCTGGTTTCTGAATGGGGCAACGTAGCAATAATGCGGCGCTGGTTTCTCGCATTGGATAGCCCGTTTAATCATCTGATTTACAGTCCCCACAGTTTTGCCAAAACGCCTATGGCAAACTAAGACGGCAAAACGGTATTTGTCTAAGGCCGGATGAATAACCCGCGCCCACAATGGGCGGGGGCTATATGGAATTGTTATCCTGCGCGTTGTAGCTTCCGCCACTTTCGGCAACCTCCCATTTTACAGAAAGCGCGCCACCATCGGCGCCGGAAATTTGATTTTTGACTATATAGAGTCCTTCCATCTTGTTGTCAATATCAAGGGCGCGTAATCTATCTTGTGTCGAAATATATGGATCATTCATTAACTCGGCAAGAAGAGCGCGCTTTTCAATAACGCCCATGATTTTTCTTTCTTTTTCGTTTTCAATACGTTCACGAAGCGCAGCGAATTTTTCTTCTTGAAGCTGTTGGATTTTTTGTTTTATCACATCATTTTCCAGCAGACGCCCGGCACAATTAGAAGCAGCCTTTCTTGTTTGTGTCTTAAATCCTGCTTCTATATAGGCATCTGCTCTCTTGCCCCGATCGCAGTTATAATCAACGTAAATTTTGCAGAAGCGCTCCTGTTGCTCCGTCATTTCATTCACCACCTTTGACTTTTTGACTTTGAAAGCCTCGCGCGCGCACATGCGGACGCGCGCGCGCTCTCTCTTTCTCTCTTCTCTCTTTTCTTTGTTCTCTCTCTTTATTCTTTCTCTTTACTTTTCTTTCTTTGCTTCTTTCTTTCTTTTGCTTTCTCTTTCTTTTTCTCTCTCTTTTTCTTTTCTCTCTTCTCTCTTTCTCTCTCGCCCCTCGCGCGCTTATCCACAACCTGTGGAAAACTATTCACAAGTTATCCACAGGCAAAAGAAAAGAGCCTTGTAGAAACCTACAAAGCTCTTCACATGAGGAGAAACCAACACACAAAGGAGGCTATTTCACAAATATTTACTGTACTGATTATACCCCATTTTTTCGTTTCTTATATCCGATATAAGGAAAAATTTTTTCATGTTCTTTTCAGATGATTTTCAATCAATTCGTCAGCGCCCTGGAGAAATAGCTGCCGCAACGGCAAAGCAAGCTGATCCGCCGCCCGTTTATAATGTTCATATTCTTCAGGCTGCACCCGCAAGGAAACTGATTTCAGCTTTGCCTGGTATTTTTTCGTAGCTTCCAGGCGCGCCTCGCTATATGCCATAAAATCACCGCCTTTCTTTTTCTTCTATTATATAGCACGCTATACAAAAAAACAATAAAAATTTCGCAAAAAATTTCAAAAAACCCCTTGACAAAATATATAACGTGTTATACAATAAGGCCAAGAAAAAGGAAAGGCAACTTTCCAAAAGTATAATGTATAACGTGATATACAGAAGGAGGTAAACACAATGGCAACTATTATCAATCTTTTCGACCTCATCAATGAGGCGAACGACACCGAAAGCAAGAAAGCAGCGAAGAAGGAACTCCGCAAAGAGTACGCAGCGCAGGCCGCGAAGCTCCACCCGGACCACGGCGGAAGCCAAGAGGAAATGGCAAAATTAAACGAAGAATATGCAACGAAAGAGGCATTGCTTGACCTTGACGCCGACCTTCGGGAGCACGTCGAAGCAATCCTTCACCTTCCAGGCATAAATATTGAGGTTTGTGGTACATGGGTATGGGTAAGCGGCGACACGAAGCCGGTTAAAGATCAGATAAAGGCGGCCGGATTCAGATTCGCAAAGAAAAAAATCATGTGGTACTACCGCAACGAGGAAAACGCCCACTATTATAGAGGCAAGGGCGCGAGCATGGAGCACATTCGCGAGAAGTACGGCAGCGAGGAAGTCAAAAGCGGCGGGCCGCGCGGCCTTCTCCACTAATCGCAGAGCGGCGCCCTTCGGGGCGTTAATGCGGGAGGCCTTCGGGCCTGCGGTCGCAACCCCGCAAAAACAAAGGGAGGTATTTATTATGGCAGACGTTGAGAAAATCATGGAAAAGATTCGTGCTTTACTTGAAAAGACAGTAGAAAATGGAGCAAGTGAAGCTGAAGCAATCGAAGCAGCGAAAGCGGCCCAGCGCCTCATGGCAAAGTACAAAATCGATGAGATCACGACGGCGGCGCCAGAAGAAATCGACTCAACCGAAATGGAAATTTCAAGGCAATGGCAAGCCGAGCTTGCGAACGTACTCGCAAAAAATCTTTGCTGCAGGCTTGTACTTTCCACGACTGACAGAAAAACGCGCTTCATCGTGATGGGAAAGAAACAGGATCGGGAAGTATGGCGGCAGATGTTTGAGACTTTTTTTGTCCTTATCTATCGGGGAGCGAAAGCAGAACGCGAAAAAGCGCGGCAGCTTTACGGCCACTCTCGCGACGTAGAAACAGCATACGCGCGGGGATTCATTAAAGCGATCCATGAGGAATTAGGCCAACAGTGCCGGGCGCTCGCGCTTGTAATTCCCGAAGAGGTCAACGAAGCAACAAGCAAGCGTTTCCCCAACCTTCGGACAAGCCATGCCCGCGCAATCAGCGGAAACAGCGCAACCTTTAACGCCCGCGCGAACGGCTACAGCGACGGGAAAACGGCAGCCGGACAGAAGCGCCTTAGCGCATAAAGCAGACTGGGCCGGAGCAATCCGGCCCTACTAAAGAAGGAGGAGAAAACCATGTTAGACTTTGAGAAAATGAAAAAAAGCTTGGAAGCAGAAAAGAAGCGCCTGGAAATTATCATCGAAACACAAAGAAAAATTCTCCCGTACATGGAGAAAATGGACAAGAAAATTTTTAACAAGAAAATCGTGGATTACATCAACGAAATGGACGAACTCCCGATCCGCTCCTACATTCACAACGACGGCGAACGAAAGCAGCTTGTTATCTATCATAAAGACCTGCCGTATAATTACAACTCCCTTTTCTGGGATTTTGCTTCCACCATTTGCGACGAAAAACGCTTTTCCTTTGAGAAATTCAAGGCGCAAATCACAAAAAATATAAACTCCAAACTTGCAGAACTTGAAACCATAAAAGCAGACCTCGCGGACGGCGAGAAACGCGCGGCAGAATTGAACTACGTTCAGGAATATTACAGGAAATTAGTCAAAGGCTTTTCCTACTACGCGCGAAACAAATTCGACTATGATTTTAAGATTGGCTGGATCGGATAAATAGCCGAAACGCCCGCGAGGGCGTCAGCGGGAGACGGCTTCCCCGCTCTGACGAGCCGAAAGGCAGCAGGCAGGCCAAAGAAAAGGAGGATCAACCATGAAAACGAAAAGACTTCCCGTAAAGTACAAGGCACTTGTTGAGGACTTCCCGAACGCCGGGCCGCGCCCCAATATCACGGGCATGAAGCGCAAATACTACGGGAAAGACAGTGTTTGTGTAACGTGCGGCGCGTACCTCTATAAAGTAGGGGACAACCTGGACGACAAGCGCGCAGCATTTATTTACAACTTAGCAAAATAACATAGATCAGACTGGGCGAAAGGAGTTTTTACAATGAAAACGAAGCACATGCACACCAATTATGAAATGATCCTGCCGTTTATCCAAGCGGCGGACGAAAACGACGGGCACAAAAAAATAGTCAATGGCAGCTATATGCCATTGACTATCGAAAACCTCTGCTATAATGACTATAAGGGGAATCCCGTTTATAGTATAACCCACTACGGCGAAATGAACGGCGATCTCATGAGCGATCCAGATATGACAGTGAGCATTGACAAAGAAAATCGGAGCGTGCGCCCGCTGACCTTTCAAAACGATTATATGCGAATCTATCAGCAAGTCTTTATTGAGCGCGACGGCAAGACGCTATACAGCAGGCGCCTTTTAGTTGACCTGGATGAGTTTTTGTGGCAATGGCTGAAAAACATCCAGGCGCAAGGATTCAACCCGAACGCATAACCTCAAAAATCTAATACCAACCGAAACGAGGCGGCCGAAAGGCCGCCTTTCTTTTTGCATAAATTCAAACTGGGCGAATCAAAAAACTTGGACGAGCTGGGCCTGACAAGCGCACTGAATCGCAAAATTTCTGATCTCAAACATCATCACTGAATACGTTGTTTGGGAAATATGCAGCGCGTAGCACGTTGACAGATAGCTCTCCCCCGCATACCGGCGCCGAAAAATTTCAGCGCGAATTGAATCATTTCCGCACCACTCGCGAACGGCGGCAATCACCTGAAGCCACCGTTCCGGCCAATAAACCTTTCGGCCCTCAACAAGCACGGCGGGAATTTCGTCGGCCCGGCGCAGAGCTTGGGAAGCCGTCGGATCGGGTATGTAACTATGCCCGACGTGATCCCCGCCTGTATGCCCGCGCGGGGATATTTTTGCCTCCTCTACAGCTTCCGCAATCTGTCTTTCGTGCCGAATCATGTACTCGATTTTCCGCACGTTTTTGTCCCTGCTTTGTCGCTGCATAAAACTCCTCCTTAATTCGACCAGTACAGAATCATAAACGCCGTTACCGCGCATGGATCAAGAAACATCACAGCCGCCCCCTATTCAACACTCAGCACAGGATTTATGTCGCGCACGTTCTCCCATAGTTTCAATTCCTCTTCGGTTAAACAGCGGAGTTTCAAAGCAAACTCCCCCTCCACAACCATTTGGTTTACTATTTCTTTTATCCAATCAACGGCGGCCTGCTCCGCTTTTTCTTTTGTTTCAAAAAAATTGCCGTACCTCCAATCCAAATGACTGCTATAATCTTCATTTTTCCCACATTCGCACTCGCAAACCCAAATATTTTCGCCAAACTCGGAACATACGCGCCAATACTTTACGCCGTCTTTAGGCCCTTTGCATGCGCCTTTGCGCCAACCTTTAGCCATCAGCCGCACCCCTTTCCGACCTCTGCAATCAGCCTGTCTAAGTACCACCGCGCTTTTTCCAGCGATTCTTTTCCGCCCTTATATTTATAGCGCCAAACGTATTTCAGTACGTTTCCCGCGCAATAGGATTGAAAGCCTTCGTTGCCAAGCGCCGCGCTGATTGCGTCTATTGTTTCAATTCGTCCCATCGTGTAATGCGCCGGATGGTTCACGTTATCGTTTTCCATTACAGTCTGCCCCTCTCCCTGTTTTTAGCGTTGACGCGCCGTTGTGCCTCGTCGCGCATATCCGCGTCAATGCCCAACGCTTCAAGCATTGTCGTTATTGCCGTGATTGTGTCGGCGGCTTCCTCGGCTACATAATGCTTATGCGCTTTGTCGAGGCTTGCGTCGTTTGTAGGAGCGCCAACGTCAGCCACATACGCAATCTCGGAAACAAGCTCTATAAATTCCTCCTGCGCTTTTCCCAATAACGCTTTTATAGACTGCTCCCGTATCTCCCCGTGTTCGTCCCGCACGCAGGGAAGCGGGGAAACATCCGGCTCAATATGTTCAAGCCATTGTTCAACGCGGAAACGGGGTATAACTTCTATTTCACCGATAAAACTCTCTTTGCTCCTATCAACGTACCCGTAATAGTCCGCAAACTCACCCCATTTTTTTGGAAACCCCATGCTATCAGTAGCCTCGTTCATTTCCGCGCCTCCATTAGTGCCTCGTCAAGCAATTTATTCATGCAACCTGTTTCCGGCCCCATATGAGGCTTATGCTCACCACAGCCATATTTTCGGTAAACTTCGCAACACTCGCAAGGCAAATCATACGCGCCCATTGAAAGCATAACGCCAAGAGCAGCCTTTGCCTCCGCCTCATCCAGCGCGTCAATCCGTTCCTTTATGTCCATAGCGTGCCTCCGCCTCCTTTAGTGCTGCCTTTAACTCAATAATGGCGTATGTTTTATGTTCACAAACATCTCTCCCAGCGTTTGCAATAAGTAAATCAAAGACCCACTCGACAGCAACAGTTTTATCGCCTGTATCGCTTGCTATTGCACTTGCCCATCGGAACTGATTATCAGACAGGCATTGTATGGCATCTCGATACGTTTTTACATCATCAACGTCCATCGTCAGCCCTCCGATACTTTCAGATTCGCAGCGGACCGAAACTTTTCCGCCATTCGACTATACTCCGCGCTTATTGCTGTCAGCTTTTCGCGCAACATCGCCTCGGCCGATTTAGGGTTATCGGATATTGCAAAGTGCTTATACTTAAAGGCATCTGCATACGCAAACGGCTTGACAATAATCTTGTCCGCCAGCTCTGCATAAATTGCTATATAGTCCCCCATCGTCAGCCCTCCCACTCGCTCACGTCCACGGATTCGGACAACTTATCAATCACATCCTGCGCCTGCGGTCTATTCATGTGCTCCAAATCGTACCAATCGGGGTCTGATTCAGTTTTTTGAATCAGCCATTTAATAAAATCAATCTGCGCTGCCGTCGCTGGCCTGTCGTCACGTTGCATTTCCCCACCGCCTTATGCCTTGTACTCGTTCCTGTTCCCGTTCGCGAAGATACTGTTCACACAAAACCATTAACGCAGCCACAACTTGACAATCTGCGTTCATCGTTTCCTCCCCCGTGTATTTCATGTTTAGCTGGTGTTGCACGTCTAAATACGCTTTTTTGAATGTCTGTTTCCACTCGTAATTAAACACGGTCTTCCACCTCGCATTTCGGCATTTCCTCATGTACGTGAATATCCATCGGCCTACGGAAATCCACCGTATAGCCACCTTCCGGCTTATTGTGATACGCCAAGCACGACCGCACCGCAAGCAAAACATTGTAGGCGCGCTCCGTGTCCTCACGGTTATAAACGCCGTAACTATGCCCCCATCCTGTCAGCTCCGGCATAACGATTTTCCGTGCCTGTAATAGTATATCCTCGGCCTTGTCCCTACGTTCGCACCACTCGTCGATTTTCTCCGGCTCAAAATCCATGCACGCCTCGATGATTTCTTTCCACTGTCCAAGCCGAATCCGCATAGACAAGTCAATCGCGGCGACAACGCAACGCGCCTGTTCCTCGGTCATTGTCAAAACGTATTTACTCATCGGCCCGCCTCCTGATAATCTCTATACGCTACAAGTGCATCATTCCAAGTTTTTATTGCTTCTTGTTCGGTTGCATAATGGCCTCGGTCGTGCATTCCGCACTTTTTACATGAAACGTACCACGAATCGCAAATAATCCCATTATTGTCCGTATATAAATCATTTACAACACATGGCATATTCCCACAAAAACAAGGTTCAATGTTCATCGGCCCGCCTCCCATTCTCGATACAGCCGAAAAAAATCCTCGCTTTTCAATGTTACCAACCACGGGCAACGGTTCTTTTTGTGCGCAACGATGGGGATATTTCCAACGCCCTCGACCTCTGCGTCGCTGATACTCTGCGTCATAGCGTCTCGGATATTCAGACGCTCGCAATTTTTAACTTCAACATGGATTCCCGGTAGGCCAACTACATCAGCGACTTCGCTTCCTCGCTGGTAAAGCTGGCAACCCCTTTCGGCATCGTAACCCTCGGCCCTGCAAATATCCCGCCATTGGCGCTCTGCGCGGGCTCCCTTTTCACGACTATATTTCCCCATGTTGCACCTCCTCGTCCTCCGTCAGCCGTTTTCCGCAAAATGGACAATAATCAATATACATTTTTTGTTCGCACATATCTTGTCCGCCGTAACCGTCAATATCAGTAAACCATACATCAAACAACAAAAACGGATTGCCTTTGCCGACATAGCTAAAATTCCAAAGACCTGACGTGACTTCCAACTTTCCAAGTGCGCCAAGCTCTACCGTGTCAACCTTAAAATCCAAGCCGCCATCTTCCGGCTGCTCGCACCATTTACACATGTTTCAGCCCCCTTGTGCGAAGAAATTCTTCTAAATCCCAACCGCAAGGCTCACAAGGAACAACTAATTTGCACCCGCAAGCATGAAGGTTAAGAAAAAACGGGCAGACAGAGCAATCTGTAATTTTGCACCATCTTTCCAACGTCAGCGCGGCCTGCACTACATCCTCACGGTTGATTTTCATACTTCATTCCCCCACGCATCCCAACCGTCAAACCGTTCCCGCGCAAACAGTTCAATGCGCGGCCCGTAGGAAACAATCTCTATCATTTCCCGCATTTCATCCGGCTTCCTGCTGTGCTCGCGGCGCGGCGCGTAAAATCCTGTTACTCCCTGACAGCGCTTCCCGTCCTGCATTTTGTACGGCAGCACCCCGCGCACACCGAAAAGACAATGCTCCGTTTTTCCGCGAAAGTATTGGCCTAAACCCTTCTTGTCTTTCAGCCATGTAATCATGGTTTTATACTTGAATCCCCACGCTTCCATTACGGCGAAAGCGTCCTGTAAATGGTTATTCGTGGCCCATAAATACAAATGGCAGTTTTCGTCGGCAATATCGCATACAGGCAGCGCGGCAATATCCGCCGTTTTCATAAGCGAATAATGTCTATCCGCACCGCGCTTTAGTCTCCCCCCCCCCCGGACTCCATCCACGGAGGATCAGCGTATATCGTGCGGTATTTCATGCTTTAACCCTCCGCGCCTCGGCCAGCTCTATAATTTTTCCCTTCGCGAGCTGCGCCCTTGCGCTTGGAAGTATCTCCAAGACGGCCTCGTTTTCCTTGTCCTCCTTGCGCCTGCTGACAATCTCGTTATAAATCTTGATGAATTGAGAGCGCGCAATGCTGACAGCGTTTTCTTCAATCGTGCATAACTCATAACGACCGAAACACTCCGCCGCGCGCTTGACCTCAGGACAAGAGTAGTCCCACGGGCCGGACAGATGAATTTGCTTGGCAAGACGTTGTACTTCTTCCCATGCCTCTGCCGCCGTCGGTGCTTTCGTCCCGTCCGCATATTCACGGACAGACTTTGCCGCCTGAAATATCTCCGCCACGGACGGGAAAAATTTGCTTGTCCGCAAAAGTTTCAGCATTGCCGCATTGATTTCTTCCAACGTCAAGGACGAAAGCGCGCGGGCATAAATCGCCCATGCGCCGTCCGCAAGGTTAGCGTTAGAAGGGAACGCCGTCATATACTGTCGTAGCAGCTTCACTATCTCCGTTTCCTTCGTCATTCCTATTCGCCTCCTGTGATTCAAAGTATGCTATCGCCCGGTCCGCAGCCTCGAAGTTTTCTTGAAGGCGGCTTTTCTTTTGCTGGACAGTAGAAAAATCAGGCTTTAATGGGTAAACAGACAACCAGCCGTGTTCCACTGCCTCCTCCAAAAGACGGATTTTCATAAACTCGTCACCGCCGGACGTTTCGTCCAGCTTTTTAAGAAGAAGCTCCCTTGCTTTGTTAGTCATGGGATTTTTTTTCATTTTCCTCATTTCATCAAAAGCATAAAGCATCTCCTTAACCTTTTCAGATTCAGAGCACGACACGAAAATATTTTCCGCTTTTTCTTTCTTAGTTTCTTTTTTATCGTCCTTGTCTTTTGTCATTGTCTTTGTCCTTGTCTTAGGGGCCTCTCCATCCTTACTCTCGCAAGAAGAATTTTCCTCTAATCTCGGATATATCTCGGACTTATCTCGGATATATTTCGGATTTATCTCGGATTTATCTCGGACTAATCTCGGATTTATTACGTCGTTTTTTTCGTAATTAGGTACTACGCTTTTGTCTTTGTCGAAAAGACTGATTTTATATCCAGACTTTGCTTTCCCTTTTCCACGTCTGCTTTCAATCAGTCCCTTTTGGACAAGAGAATTGATAACGTCAGGTATCGTCCTCGCGTTTATGTTCGTACTCAAAGACAAATTCCAATCTGTAATCTCGATCCACTCCGGCCAATAACGCTGATTTCCAATCATGAATAATTGAAAATATATAGCTGTCTCATTAGGCGTCAGGATACCGCTATACAGATTATGCCATTGCTTCAAGTGCTCCATAGGGTTTTTCATTGCGATCCTCCGATTTTGCTACGCGCAATCCTATCTCATAAGACCTTATCTGTATGCCGCTTGTTGCAATAGCGCGCTCATCTATGATTTCAAGGCACTCGCGTGCGCATTTTCCAGCATCTACAAATACTTCGCTTGCCGTAAAACGGATAACGGTAATTAACTTTCGTTGCAGAAAACGCTCCCGAACGTAGTCATCATACCTTTGCAGCTTGCTTTTGTGCGAATCGTGGCCGTCTATTTCAACAACAAACTCGTTTGATTCGCAATCTTTCATGTAAAAATCCACAATATAAATCCCTATCGGATATTGCGGAGTACATTCTGACAAGCAATGCTGTTCTTCTTCAAGCATATCTTCTAAAGAAGATACATTGCACTCCTGGCAAAGCGCTTCGGCAAATTTACGCTCTATTTCATTCATGCGTCGGCCTCCAAATCAATATGGAATATCCTCGTCCATTGCATAATCCCCGCTCTCGGACCGGGAACTATCTGCACTATCCCTGCTGCCCGTAAATTCAAAACGATCAACAACAACGTCCGTTGTATAGACTTTTCGCCCGTCTTTTTCGTAGCTGCCCGTTTGAATCCGGCCCTCGACAAGAATCTGCTTGCCCTTGAAAAGATACTTGTCGGCAAACTCCGCCGACCTTTCCCACGCGACAAGACTGATGAAATCCGCCTGTTTGCTTCCGTCCTTCGCTTTCATGCGGTCCACCGCCAGCGTCATGAGCGCTTTTTGCCTTCCTGTCGATGTTGTCTGCACGTTCGGATCACGAACGATGCGGCCCATAAGAATTACCTTATTGATAAGTCATTCCTCCTTTTTTGATTCCTAATTGTCATGTGGTATGACATGTGTTCATTGATAGTCATTACTTGAAGATTGCTTGCCCTATTGTCTGTCTTAATAAAATTTATATGATGCACACATTCGTCATCATTCAAATGCCGACCAATAATTGCCTCCATAACAAGAATATGTTCCATAACATAACCATCTACGCTACTGCATGGATGATCTGGAAAATATACAGATATATAACCATCATGCCTAATTTTTTTATGGCCAATTCCACCCTTAAATCTGCTTTCCGAAATTTTCTTTTTTGTCGTTTCTGATCTTAATGCCCCTTTCCAACTTTTTCCCAAGCGTCTTGCATGTTCGATAACCTTTAATGATACCGGATAATCGGACGGCTTTCTCGACGGTACTTCCATGTTTTTTAGGCGGTTGTAAACTTTGCCAACGGAAATATGTAGTCTGCTTGCAATTTCATGCATCGTGATCTTATCGGTCAAATATAGTCTTTTAATTTCACCGTCAAACGATGAAGGATTCTTCGCCATCCTGTCCTCCTTTCGCCCCCGGCTTTTACACCGGGGGCAATACCATCACATTATTTCTCGTCGTCCAAAGACGCGTCCAAAATCTCGTCGTCCGTCTGCTGCTTTACTTCTCCCGTAGCCGGATTCACATTCTCCGGCACTTCCTGCGCCTCGGCATCAATGACAGTTTCGTCGGGCATATCCGCCATGTCTTTCACGATCTCCGTCTTGATTGTCCCGTCCTGGGCGACGGCCCGGACAAAATCAGTTTTCAGCGGCGCATATTTCAGCACCTTTTTTAATACAGTTTTCTTCGCCATTTCATCGAAGTTAGTTGTCCACGGAGAGAAGCCCTTGCCAGCGGCCTTGCTGTAGGCGTTCATGTGTTTTTGAATATCTTCCTTTGACATAACTTCAAACCCGTACCCGCCGGACTTCGTGTGATAGATAGCATAGTACAGAATCACGTCGCCCCGATCCTTCAGCGCGGGGATGTGTTTCAGTTTCGGCTCCAAGCCCAGCTCGTACTCGAACGTGTCATTCTCATGGACTTCATGCGCGGAAATATCCGTAATCTCGCCGCTCCTATACGCCAAATCAATTAAGCCTTTGTACCCCAACTGAAATTGGCACTCCATAACGCCATGATTACGATACGGGATCAAGTACGCTTGCCCCAACGGAGTGTTCGGCTCGACGCCAAGCTGCGCTGCGTTCATCATAGCGCCCAAGAACGACTTCGGTGTGCATTGCGTCAACGTCGGATTCGTTGACATTGCCGTCAGCACCATGCGCGTGAACCGCTCCGGCGTAATAACGGAAGGCAACGCCTTCTGAATCTCGCCCTGCATACTGACGATTAAGTCCTTCATGCCCTTCTGCGGCTTCGCCGCCGCCTGTGTCGTCGCCTGTGTGATCGCTCCGCCTTTAATGTTTGCCATTTGTTACTCCTCCTCTAAAAGTTTTTCAATTTTTTCTTTTAATGCAAAATATTTCCTTACATAACTATCGCCTTCATAGTGTCCCAACAATGTATCTACAGAAGTTTCCAGCGCGTCCGCAATTTTGATAAGCGTTTCTTCACTGGGCCAGACGCCCCGAGTTTCATACCCCATATAAGTGCTATATGACATTTTCAAAACGTTTTCTGCAAAGTCTTTTGCTTGCGTATATCCTGCTTTTTTCCGCAATGTACGGAGATTGTCTTGAAGGCTCATGCCCTTCACCCCGCAATCTTGAATACTCTTATAGGATTGCCCTGCTTGGAATACTGCTGCCACACGTCGGGCCGCTCCGCCTTCAATCGCTTGCTGTCAATCGTTGTGCGCCCGGCCTGCGTTTTCCATGTAACCCTTCGACCGCTTGCCGTCGTCCCAGCCTCGGCGTCGCCCAAGAGCATTCGCAATTCATTTTTCTTTTCTTCGATCTGCGACTTGATACTGTCCGCCGTTTCCGTCAGCGTGTCGATCTCCGCAAAGATATTGTCCGCGCTGCTCGGCAGCTCGATAGCCGGAGCGCCGCCGTGGAATTTCTCGGCCAGCGCCTTCACGCAATCCTCGGAGCCGTCAACGTCCGGCATTTCCTTTGAGACTACCTTCCGCCAAAACTCCGTCTCGGCTTTCAGCAGCGCCGCAATATCTTCCTCGTTGCGCTCAATAGTCTTTGGGACGTAGTGATTGCCTCCGATCAGCGCGGCAATATACCACCGTTCGGCACCCGTTACCAGCATATAGTGTTGGCACTGCACATAGTAGGCGTCGGGGATATTGTCGCCTTCCCATTCCCGCGCGGCGAATCCGTTGGCCGTCTTGCATTCAAGCCCGGCGTTCTCGCCCACGACAAGCCGATCAACAGACGCAAGGAGAAAGGGGATTTCCTCATGCTGGAGCAGCCCGCAGCGGCGAACCTTTTTACCCGTCCTTTTACAAAATTCCCGCGCGACAGTCTCCTCCAGGACGTTTCCCCAATATACATACTCATTATCCTCCAAACTCTCCGGCTCGCTTTGCCCTGTCTTTTCAAGCCAAAGCGTGAACGGCGACTTCCATTTATTTAGCCCGACAATAACGCTTGCGTCGCTTCCGCCGACGCCCTTCTTTCTTGCGTCCAGCCATGCGTCCTTGTTCTCCATCTGTTCTACTGTCATAAGCAGCTTTGCCATCATCACACCCCCACGGATCATTTTCTTTCAACCAAATCTCCATCTTTTTCAAGAAAGCGTAGTGCTCTCGTATTTCATCTGTAATCATGCGTCCCACCTCGAATCGTATTTAAGATCGGCGCGCTGATACCAAAGCTCGTCCTCCGCTTCGTAGTCCTTTTCTTCCGGCCATACGGAATCAAGAATCATCGGATTTTCTGCTTCCATTGTCAAACCTCCCTCGCCGTGATATAATCACGATAACCGCGTTTTTGTTTTTTTCGCCGAGCTTGACGTGCGGCAACACGTCAGGCTCTTTTTTTGTTGTAAAAATTCCTGTGCTTTTCAAGGCACTTCTCGCACCTGGACTTCCCCGGCACAGCGGGCCTGCCGCAATCGTAGCACCACCCTTTCTGCCTGTAGTATTCCCGCGAAAGTTTCCTTTGCGCCAGCCGCTTCTCGCGCTCGCACATGGGACAAAGGCGCTCGCCCAATCGCCCCATATAAACCACGCCGCAAGCCTCGCACTCGTTTATCACCCCCATAAAAGAAACGCCTCCACAATCAACACCACCATGCACACCGCCGACCGCGCTTCATCCGTCAGCGCTTCCCAAGCCCGCATCATGCAATCGCCTCATCCCAACACTTTTTACAATTCTTTTTGCACTCTTCGGGAAGCCCCCAATCACTCGGACACCTGTTGGAATACATATTCTCATCCCACATTTCGGGAACTTCCGCTTTTAATATCCGCAATGCTTCTTTGACTTTCTCTTCGTTCATGCCGCACCGCCTACCATGAACCGCGGAGCCAGCGACAAGAACAAGGCGACGTCCTCTTGGTTGAGATAGATGCGCGGGATTCCTTTGCGCTTGGCAATCATCCGCTCATAACGGCAGCCGCGCGACCGCTCCCATCCAGGGCAAAGAATCAGCAAATCGCAGGACTTCAAAATGCTTTTGCAGAGTTTCAAAACCGTTCGCTCGCTGTAGTTCGCGTACTGCTCCAGCTCCCGAATCGGATTGAAAATCTCAAACTCGCCGGACTTTTCCGCATTGATACCCGCTTCAATCCGCGCGGCCTCCGCTTTGTTGAACGCGCTCCCGCCGAACGGATGCGCAAGATAAACTCTTTTCATTTTCTATGTTCCTCCTCTTCCATAATTTTGAATATCTGATACGCGCAAAGCGCGAACAGAATCAACGCCACAAACTCCATCACTGTACCCATAAAGTCCAGTACGTCCATATCCCTAAGTACAAGCCGATTGTATATCCGCTCAGGAACCCGAACAGCAGGGATATTTTCAATCCTTCGCTCATGCTCATATCTCTCTCTCCCCCATGGCCGCCGCCCAGCATTTGCGGCAGTAGTCAAATACAAACTCCGTCGTCACGTCAGCCATCCCGCACCACTTCCTATAGTCAGCGGGAAGCCCCAAGTCGCACGGACAATCCGCCATGATTACGTCCTCGAAGTAGTCCGGCGCTTCGTCCCGAATGATCCGAAGTGCCTTTATGATCCGCTTGCTCAAATCCTCTCGCCTCCAATCCCAGCCTGTCTATGGCGTATTGTTTCGGCACCCGGCCGGCCATTGTGTATTTTCCCATAGCGCTTAATTCGCTGTTGAATTGCTGGACGATTTTATATGCCTTGCTCATGCTGCACTCCAGCAATTCAGCTATGTCTTTCGGCCTCCAAAAATATTCGTTCATGTTGTCGCCTCCTCTGTCTGTTATGTTACATTACATTTAAGAGCATAATAACTCGTCAACCGTGCAGCGCAAAATTTTCGCAAGTTTCGGAAGGGTTTCCGTGCGCGGAAAATTTGTGCCGTTCTCCCACAGTGTAACCGTTGTCCTGCCTACGTCTAACAGCTTTGCAAGTTCTTCCTGCGTAAGTCCTTTTCGCTCCCGCAATTCTTTCAGCTTATTCGTTTTCATCCCCTCCCTTCAAA